AGAACAACCAAAAAACTGTGCTATTTCTAGGTTTGTACAGCCAAATCTTGCTAAATTGGAAACTTGTTTTGTGTCTATTTTATATTTTTTAGGTCTTGCCATAGTGCCTCTTATACCGAGAGTGTCGGTTTTGCTGTAAAATATGCTTAAAATTATTAAATTACAATATTAATTATCAATTTTTTGTAATTTTAATCCGTAGTTATTTTTTCCTTCTTTAATTTGTATGTTATCTTTTAATACTAATTTGTTTTCTCTTTTAAATTTATTATAGTTTACATGATGATGCCAACGACCATAACGCCATGTTAACTTAGAAACATCTGGGTGTAATTTAACTTGCATTTGTGATTTAGGTATTGTTCCCTCTTTTGCATAAAAAGCATCTGTATTCCCACCTTTTAAAACTTGCGTATTAGTTTTCTCTTGTAAAAAAACATTAAACTGAACAGTACACCAACCACCTTTTAACATTTGTAACGATAAATCAGTATCTTCGTTATATCTACCACGCCAACGATACTGCACATCATTTCTAATTAAATTACAACTATAAATTCTAGTATTAACTGTAAATGGTCCATATTTATAACCCCACTTATCAATGACAAAAAAAGAATAATTAGGACCAGCCATTGCAATATTTTTATATCGTAAAACAAAATCTTCCATAACTTTGAAGGGTGTTCCATCATAACATTTAATGCGTTGGTTTTTGTGCCATCTTCTAAATAGTTTTATGTTATCGTCCATAACCCAATGCCATTGATGACCTTGTGCTTTTGAATGTTCCCAAATAAAATTTCTTGCCGCTCCTGGGCCTTTGCTTTTTGTATTTCCTAATTCGTCACAAGTATCGTAATCATCTTGAAATTTTTTATCTAAAATTAAAATTTTTTTTCTATCAATATACTTCGCATATTCTTCGTATTCTTGTTCTTCAACAACAATGGTATAATCAACTTGCATTTCTTCTAATGCTTTAGCTGTTAATCTACTATCTGCCCTACCTTTTGAGGGAATGTATAAAGGAAATTGTGGGTTATTCGCTGGCATATCCCTTGTCTTTTAAGACATTTTTTTCTGCTTTAGGAAACCAGATGTATTTTGTTTTGTCTGTAAAATCTTGTTTAATTAATTTAAAAAATGTTTCTACATCTTCTTTGTTTCTAAAATGCACATGTATTGATTTGAAAGGTGCTTGATTATCATGTTCAAACTCTGGCATATCTTGCCAATGCTCTTCTGTATTTAACCACTCACGACCAGAGCCATCAAATGTAATTATTGATTCAAGCTCTCTTTCATCAAAACCTAAATTAACAAGATCATAGTTAACATCTAACAAATCAGTAAATTCTTTATTAAGTAAACTGTAATCCCATTGTGAATCTTCATTCAAACGATTATCAGCTATTCTATATGCTTTTGCTTTAAGAGGTGGTAGGTCTGCTATAAGAACAGGTACTTTTTCTAAATTAAGTTTTTTGCTTGCTTCATATCGTGTGTGTCCGACTATAATAAACATATCTTTATCAACTACAATTGGTTGTTGAAATCCATATTGTTTTATTGATTCGGCAACTTTATCAACGTTTAAATTTTTTCTTGGGTTGTTTGTATAAGGTTTTATTTCGTCAATTTTTATTTGTTCTATTTTCAATGTACTGTTGTCCTTTCGTCTAAAATATCACCAGATATTGCTTGATAATGTTTGAATAAATAATCATTAGCTTCTTGTTCTGTTTTAAATCCACTAATTTGTATAATAGCGCTATAACCATATTCTTGGTCTGGTACTGTCATAAAAAATTTTTTTAATTCTTCAAACATAATTTATTATACGCTAAAACTCATTCTTTCCATAGCTTCTTTTGAAATCTCTCCTTCTTTATATTTTTTTAGTATATCATCATCAAAGTCATTTAAAGTTTTTATACCTTTTTTCCACAATCCCAGATTAGCAAATTTATCTCTAACTTTTATGCCAAAATTATCCTGTTCTTTTTTTTCAGAAGATAATTCTTCTGTCCAACCTTCAGAATTTAACCACCTACTAAAATGTGGAATAAATTTTGTTTCAACAACAGAATCACATTTTGCATTAAATTTTTCAATAATAAATTCTGTTTCGGGCATATCTTTCATTTTAAATAATTTTATATATGCTTTTAAACCTTCGGATTTTGTTCCTCTTTTAACTTTTAATTTAGACCATAATTCATCAAATTGTTTTTCTTTTAATTTTATTATTTTATTATGACTATAATTATTACTATAATTAGTATTGCGATCGCTTTGCGTTTTTTCCCATCTTTTATCTGCTGATACTTTTGCTTTTTCTGATTTTTCAACAACCCATTCAAATTCTTCTTTTTGTGCTTTACAATAAAAGCCATTATCATCTTCAATAAAAAATTGTTTTAATAAATATTGAATTGTTTTTTGGTGACAGTTTTGCCCTATTCTTTGTAGTCGTTCTTGATCTTTAGGTAAATATGCTTCTTTTTTCCAAGCGTAACAAATTAATCTAAAATAAACTCCTAACTCTTCGTTCGTTAGGTCTTGTGTATCTGCTATAAATTGATCAGGACTTATTCCCATTTTCCAAATTTTTGCCATTTTTTTTCTCCGTATCTTTATATGCTTGTTGCCAACATTTCTCTTTGTATCCTTCAAACATAAGTTTATTTTCTTCAATTATTCTTATGTAGTACATAGTCAATCTATTTAATTCTTGCGTATTCATAATCTTTAAAAATAAAATCAAATTGAAGTTTGCACTCCTTATAAGTGCCTTTAATAACATAAAAAGGTGTACCTAAAATTTCTGATTGTACTTTCCAAAGTTTCTGTGAAGCACTTAATCTACCTTTTGGCATTTTAATTTCACAGTAAACAAATTTACTTCTTGGAAATTCTAATATTAAATCTGGCACTCCGCTTTTCATTCCCATATTTTTTAGTTTTTTCAAATACCAAATTTTTCTTTTTCCTTCGTTTGGACAATGAAAAAATCTAAATTGATAATATTTTTGTTTTTCTTGTAAGTAAATAACTAATTGTTGTTGCAGTACAGATTCATTTATACGCATTAAAAAACCCTAGAAATTGGCGAAAAACTAGGGTTTAAAGGAAGAAAAAAGATTTTAATACAAAAAACATACCATTTCTCTCGTTTTTTAACAACACTTTTTTGTTTACATGGTATTACCAATTTGATAATACTATATTTATTATTAATGAAAGGTTAAATATGACTATTAAATACTTAGAACTAAATACAAGAGAATTAGAAATAAAAAATAACGCTTCTTTATTTACTGTTTGGTCAAGATCAACAACTACACAATCTTTTCACAATATTGTAGGTTTAGAAATTTATGCAAAAAAAATGATTTTGTGTAAACCAAATACAAAATTTTTAATTTATGCTGTTATGAATGATACCGATGCACTTATCGGTACAATTAACTAGAAAATTATATGTATATTCCTAGTTGGTTATTTGTTTTAATATTATTTATTAATGCGATACTATTTTTAGTACCGCATTGGTTATAGGAGAAAAAAATGAGCATTAAATTTACAGATTGGGTTTTAGAACAAGCAGAAAGTGAAGAAGTAAAAAATGATAAATAGAAAACTTATAATTACTGAAGCATTAGCTGATACATATCCATACGCATATAAAACACTTGTTAATTATTTAATTGAAATACGTCGTATGAGAAATACTATTAAAATAAATACAGAAGGTAACAGGGTAATAAGAGAACATCTTTTTGATTGTTATTATATTTTTAATCGTAAAAGACGTAAAATTATTCAGAGGTTAAAATGATTAGAATTTTATTTTTTTTATTATTAACAGGCTGTTCAAGTTATGTACCGGTTTACGATCCGACAGGTAGTACATCTAAAGAGTTTTATGATGATCTTGCTGAATGTCGTTTTGTAGCTGAATCTCAAATGAGTGGGTTTCAGTATGGGTATTACGAGAAACAAGTAATATCTAAATGTATGGAAAATCGTGGTTATTCGGTTTTAAATCCTACTAAATAATATATAATAACCAAAAGGAGAAAATTTCTATGACATACTATATAGAAAAACAACGATTTGATTATTCTTTAGATCATATCAGAGACGATATAGCTTCTACGAAAGTTGGCGAAGGAGTTGTTGAGATTAAAGGAAAAAAATATTCTACTGTTGGTTTGCGAATTGCTAAACTTAGAGAATATTTTGGTACAAACATTTCTACTGAATTTATTGTGCATGAAAATACAGACGATAAAGTATTTGTAGAATGTAAAATCTGTTTAAATTTAGAAACAGGTCCACAATTTTTGGCAAATGGTTTTGCTGAGAAGAAACGAGAAACCAATTTTATTACTAGAACATCTGCAGTAGAATTTTGTCAGACAACAGCTTTAGGTCGTGCCTGTGCTGGTCTAGGTATTATTGGAGATCATAACATTGCATCAGCAGAAGAAATCTATGGTGCAAAAGATGAGAAAAATACAGCAGAGGTAGATATAATATGAGCAGACAATATATAAAAATGTTTAAGAATGATAATAAACAGGAAGGAGATACAAAACCTGTTTATCAAAATTCAAATGTTAAGATTAAAGAAAAAATGGTTCTTGACCCAGATAAAATTTATTCTGCCGCAATTTGGAAAAATGACGATGGCACTTTAAACTTAAAGATTGAATTAAAAGACGAACAATTTAATCAATCACCAGATATTTAGTGGCAAAAAATTATATTAATCTTTTTAAAAAATATTGGGGGTATGGAGATCAACATACCCCTAATTGTTGGTCTTGTGATAGTCCAGCAAATGATATTCACCACATAGAAGGTCGTAAGATGGGTGGCAATCCAAAAATGAACAGGATTGATAATCTCATACCTTTATGTCGTAAATGTCACTCACGAACTGATTACGATAGAGATTTTAATCAGCAACTAAAATTAATTTTGAAAGGAAAAATTAATGATTACGAAAAAAATAACAACGCTATTTGGTAATTTAGCACCTGTACATGAACGATATGTAAATAAAGCTAGTTTTCATAAAAAAGATTTACGATT